GCCAACTATGCGCTAAAGCGCCTATTTGGCGAACTTGAGCCCGCCAGTACCGGACGCAATAAGGAGCCAGTTAATGTTCTCCACATATATCGTCAGATCATATGTGTAATTCGGCTCGGTCGGCAGAGGATATACGTCGACGTCGACCTGGAACGTCCGAATCCGGCTGGCGTTAATGGATCCTGCGGGCTGCAGAGGATTTTGCTCGATCTGGAAGCTGTAGACGGGGAGGCCAGTATCTCCAATCCCTTTAAAGTAGTTATACGGGGTGAGAGTTGTAAAGAAGTCCACGGGCTTTTCCTCTTGAATCTCGTTGCCGTTGCAGATTACGCGGAGGGCTCGGATAATCCCCTTTTGAGCATTCGGGATGAGGACGCCAGAGGATATTGCCGCCTGGGGCGCCGGTGTTCCAGCGGCAACGCGGTAGGGCGCCAGAGGATTTTGGAACCAGTTCGTGAAATTCGCGAAATCGTTGCGAAACAGAGCGTCGGATCGGCGCTGTATAAACATTAGGCGTGTGATTGGGTTACTCGTAAGCAGATCGAGCACCTGCCTGTTGTACTGTCCTGGAAAGGGATAGCTCGTATTCTGTGTGACAATATAGCTGAGTGGCCGGCTCGCAAATACCTTCTGTTCATCCTCTGGCAAGTAGATAAAAGTGGATTGCAGGCGGGGATTGATAAATACAGAGTTCGATTCTCCAACGGATACACCAAAATCGGTAGTGAAGTTCCTGATAAATCTCGCCGGGTCGGAGCTGACAATGTAATCGGGGTTATTCCTCTGGATATCCGCGAGGCGGCTCACAAGAGTTGCCCCAGGCGCCACACGGTTGCCAGAGTTATCGAGAACGGTGTAGAGGTTCTGCAGAGGATTTAGGGTGATCTGCACCTCGCAGTCCTGACTCTGGAGGGCGACAAGAGGGAGAGCGAGGCCGGTGTGTTGGCTGAACCAAAAAGAGAGGGGGACGTGAATGGTGCGGGCAGGAATAGAGGGGCGGTTGGCCTGGGCGGCGCCTGTTGCTGCGTTAGGATCGGATGTCACGGTCGGATAGGTATTCTGTGCAGGTCCGCCAGCGAACTCTCCAGTGGCAGGATTTGTCAACTCTGGGACCTGGCCGACGAGTCGGCTCCATTTTGCAAATGTGTCCTGGTCCATGTCCGTGAGAGCTTTTGCAAGGAGATAGGATCCATCCACCTCTTGAATGGTCTGCCCTCCTATGAGGAATTTCGCACTGTTAATAGCTGCCAGGCCTATATATGGTGCCCACTGAAACTCCCACTGGGCTGTGCGACCATTCGCCGGCGCCAAATATTTGCTGTAAATGGCGGGAAGATTGAAAGAGAATGTCATGTCAGCCATGAGATCACCGAAGCGGGGGACTTTTGCGCGAAGTTTAATCTCCCTGTCCCACTGGAGCTCGTTTTGGCCCTCTAGAGGCACAGTAATATTCTCCATTGCAAAGTGCGTATAACGCTTAAAGACCTTATAGAAGTAGGTCATCTGTGGCCGACCACTTAAAATAACATTTTGGTCGCCGTAGGATACCAAGGCCAGGATTCCTCCGCCCGTCATCTATAAGGGGGGCGGAATCGATGATTCCTTCCGCTCGCGCCCCTTTCGGCAAAGATAACTTAAAAGGGGGTGCTTATAACATCCCCTTTTAAGGCATTTTAGAATACTTTATATTCACGGTGAAGGGTGATAGGGGGCCCGCCCCCCTATCACCCACTAAAAATGATGCCCCCTGAAAGGGGGCATCCTCTTCTAAGAGGGGGCTCAGGGGGACGTAGTCGTCTCCCTCCACCAGTCATCGGCGAAATAGGGGGGCTGATCCAGAGTCTTCTCCTTCATCTTCGGCGCCGGGCCGGCGCGCATCAACCCATCAATCTCGGTAGCCGACAGCGCATACCGCGTGTAAATGAATCTGGAGAACTGCCCCTTGAAAGAGCCCTGTACCTGGAAAGGGTTATCTGTCGCAGGAGCGGACGGTCCAACCACCGCCAGCGCCTTCAGATTGTTGTAGTTCGCGCTAGAAAACATCACAATATCCTGGAAGTTCTGGTACGGCAGTGTCCCTTTAAAGGAGATCCTATTGGCCATCTTTCCATTAATATGGACATCGAGCCCCTTCTTGTAGCAGTTCAGCACCACGTGGAACCACTTCTGCACGGGGATATTCTTAATATCACAGTACGTGTAAGGATTCTTGTATGTGTTCATGAAGACGCGCATGGTGTTCTCGTGACCGTGCAGGAACACGCCAGGACCCATCAGGGGCCAAGGACAGCCGTATCCCTTGTGAAAGACGTGCTTCAGCACGGCATCCCCTGTAAAGGTTGACGGGTTCACATACATGAAAAAGGAGTATGCGAACTCGATGCCCGTGCGTTCATTCATGGACAGACCCAGCACCTTCGCCTCCTTGTACATTTTCGCGTCCTGGTGAATCACCATAGGCATAGACTCGGCATTTGCCGTATAGTCCATAAGCGTCACGAATCGCTGTGAAGCATCCACTGTCGCATTATAAATGGTCTCGGCCGTGAAGAGTACGACGAAGATGAGAAGAATAAAAACAATCATGGAGACTATTTGACCGGACGATCCTGTGCCTGTGCCTCCATAGGAGTCCATCTCTAACGCATTGGCACAAAATATCAGGCGCGATACCTCAATGCCTAAGCGCTGCTAAAGAGAGACTTGAACCAGTCGACAATATCCAGCGTTGCACCCTCGGGGCCGGCAATATACATGCGATAGATCTCAGCAGGGTTCATAGCATAGTTCGCAACGGACATCTGGCTCACGTAGCCATCAAAGCCCTTGTGATCAGAGATCTTGGGACTTACACCAGTCGGATCCACCTTGAAATAGGACTTTGTCACACAGGAGCGCGCCAGCTTTCCATCGAGGTAAACATCGATTGTGCGGCCAGACAGAACAACTGTTACCATTACCCAGCGCTGCATGTCGATCTCAGGCAGGTCGCACATTGTCTTGGGATCAGAAAGGGAGTCCTCTGTTATCATCGGATTAAACATCGTATCTACATTCGTGGTGCTCAGGTTACCTTCTGCGGGTGCCTCTGCAGCAGCAAATCCCTCTTCAGCGCGAATCATCTTCGGAATCACTGCACCCTGGAAACTCTGGAAACTCTCGTTCACATCCTTATGGTGTGTGCGGACCACGAGTGTATTTTTGAACGCCCCCAGTGCCACAAGTAGGGTGGAATGGTTCTCGGTGCCCTTGATCTCAAACACGTGCTTCCGCTTGTTCATGTTCGTATTAAAACTATTGACGTAGAGCCATGTGCTAAACGTGTACTCGCCCCCATCATACGGAGTTGGCATCTTGGGCAGCTTCTCGGGAACAGTGTTCGCTGCATGCTTTCCAGGTACAAGTACCACTTTATCGGATGCAACGTCCTTCGTTAGAAATGTGTACAGATAATACAGTGCAATGCCTGCGAGTATGATTATAATCACCGTAAAAAGGCCTGAACCGGCTGGGGCGCCGTTCGCGGACCTCATATTCGCCGTGTAGTCGGCCATCCTAATGATGCCAAAGGAATCGTTAGGATGGCGGTGCATGATTAGAAAGGGTGCACGGCTGCGGCTTCTTAAGCATATGGGCTCGTCCATTCATATAGGGGACTTGCCGGCCGAATGGCCGGTGCGCTCAAGCAGCCGCCCTCGCCACATAGATTGAGCCTATCGGCCAGGTCACCCAGAGATAACTTTAGAGAGGGGTTGTACCTCGGGTACAGACCTAATACGTCGGGGGATCCTGGCTCCCGCCCAGTGCCAGCTGCATCGGGGAAGCCGCGCGTATCAGAAGACTCGCGATAAATCTTCGCCACTTTGGAGCCCTGCAGGGCCGTCGGGTAGACATTCACTAAGGCCGCCTGACCCGCAATGCCGGTAGCACCAACAGAAATACCCACACCGCTGCTCTGATTTAGCGTATACATAGTTGACTTTGACAGGACAAGTTCATCATTATAATATACGTTGTACTGCCGCCCCTCTCTAGAGACAGTAATCATCAGCCACTTCTGGAAAGGGATCGGGGGGAGCACAAATGTCTCCCTGTAGATCTTATTTGGTGGTCCCTGGGTCTTGAAAACCAGCTGCACAGCCGCGGCGTTCGGGCGACTCGCGTCGGGTGCCCGCATCATCTCAAGATGCATAACACCGTTTGCCACGTCAAAAATAGTCGTGTACCCTACATGGCGGCACGTTCTCGCGCAATCACCCCCAGTTCCACAATCGCAGGGGGTATATTCCCCTGTTTCGCAACTCGGCATAGTATCCTGAGTTCCACAGGCTACATGCTCTCCAGTCCGGAGAATGGGATTGACGTAGAGGAAGGCTGAAATCGCCGCCCCAGCCCCCTCAGCCTTCACAAATGTAGCTGTCCCCGTAGAATCCACTACCCCAGTCTGCGTCTTAGACAAATCAAAGGGTCCAACCGCGGTCGCAGTCGTCTTCTTGGCCAGACTAGGCGAGAAGAAAAAGAATAGGGCTACTCCTAGTAAAATCACAAGTGCAATAATAATCATGCGCTGGGTGTCCATTGCGGCAGCCGGCGCCCTCTACCGGTTAGTGCTTAATTTAAGAACGTGTACAGATAGTCCACCTTTGGTGGACTATCTTGTAGAAGTATCGTAGAATTAACGCTCTAACCAACCATATGGAGTACTTAGAATAAGTGCTCCACGGTACAAGGGCCGGCGAGGTTTTAACGCTCCCCCAGCTAGGCCCCACCCATAGCCTCTCCAGCGGCCAGCGGCCGCGGCCAGAAACTGACATTCATGATTTGCGGAGAGGCCACAGCCGATCCACTTATTGTCGGCGCAGTGTAGAATTTCTTTTGACCGTCCATTTCGAGAAGAGCACCCTGTGCAGGCTTATACGTGAGGGTCTGACGCAGATACCCATTCACGTATACTTCCGCAAATACATCTGTAAAGACGATGGCTATACGCGTCTTTTTATTCGTGGGGAGGTTCTTAATAGGATTACTTGTGTGCACCCTCTTTGGAGCCGCCGCAGTGTCCCCAGTGAGGATTGCAGACAAATAGAGGTCATTCAGCGTGGGATCCAACCAGGCCACGATATTTGTACCGGTGTATATATCGCGCAGGTACGCCTCATACCCCTTTAGAGTCGTAGCTGACCCTGAAGGGGCTGTGCCTCCAGTTCCAATAGGCGCCGCCGCCCTATAAAGGAGAACGCGAGGTGTCTGCAGATTCGTGAAATCGGCGGGGATCGTAAGATCAAATGCAATACTGTATCCTGACGACGGAGCCCCACTGATCCCCAGCGCAGTCTCAGGAGGATTCGCTGCACCCGCGGCCATCTTCTGCGCATCTGAAAAGAAGGGTATATTGATATAACCTCCATCCCCTGGCATGAAAGAAAAGACTGGGTAGACTGTAAAATGCACAATAGTGAGTAATATAAATAGGGCAAATATGGCAGAAACTCCATAGAATAGTAATTTAAGCCAACTTGTAATAATAGGGGAAAAGGCAGATGCGGCGCTACCACCAGGCAAATACTTGCGCCAGTTTGCGGCTGGAAGCTGGGCAGCGCCCGTTGCGGCCGCAGCGGCCGCTGCTGCTGCCCCAGCATTTCCCTCTTTCCAGAACAATAGCCCCTTTTTAGCGTTCGAGGCCGCTGCTGCCGCCGCCATTCTCTAAAGGTGTGGCCGAAATTGCAGCCTTGCCAGCTTTACGTGTGACCGCTTGTCCCACTTTGCCCTTTTCAGGATCAAACTTTATCCTATCATAATACGCCTGTGTCTCGGACATCTTGCACCCACGCAGCTTCTCACGCAGATAACACACAAAAGAGATCCGTGTGAACGGCTTCTCCGCCCCCAAAGTACCTGTTTCCTCGGAATCGGTGTGGATTCGCGGAAGACCCTTGTTAAATGCCGCGTCCCCTGCCTCCTCACGCATCTCCGTATTGCAATGCCACTCATGCACGTTCATGGCCAGAAAATCCCCTGTTCGGACATTGAATCCGACCCCATATCTCGGGAGGATGGTTGCACCCCCATGATACTTCCCACGTTCAATCACGGACAGATTTCCAAACCCCTCTCGGAAGTCCCCATCATCCATGTGAAGCGCGGTGCGAAAGTTCCGATTTATTGTAACTGAAGAGAATGCCGTCCCCGCGATTTGATAGGATGGGGCCGCCTTCGCCGCCGCCAACTGCTTCTTATGCCGATCTGGCACAAGCCTTTTAAAGACTCCGTCTAGGGCCTGAATAAAGGGGATACCGTGCTTGTACCGGTGGAAATACTTCTGTGTGTAGGAGGTCAGCCTACACGGCAGGCCCATAAAAGGCGTCTGCTCAAAATAGCCTAGCACAGAACTGAAAACATTATTATTTACACTCATTTTAGACACTTTCCCCTTTTGAATGTAGCTTGCGGACCATCCGACCACTTTTGTGGCCTTTCTCTTTTGCCAGTATTTGGAGTCCAGCTGAATAGGGCCAGCGGCAGCGCCGCGATTGCGGCTAGGGGCGGCGGTGCGATAATAGGCCTCCCAGCCGGTGCGAATGAGATCCGCAGGCACCACATTCTTACGGAACTTTGCCAGCAGTATTGGCTCTGCGCCAGCACTCTCTTTTCCGTACACGTCCACGTCCTCGTCAAAGATCTGAGTCGCATCCTTTTCCGTAAAATGGGTGCCTTCCTTCCCCTTGATTTCCTCTGCAGTCATAACGGCTTCGACGACGATTCGCTTGGCGGTCACGGAGGCCGCCTTGGCCGCTGTCGCCGGCAGCTGCAGGCCCTCATAGATCTCGGGGCCGAACTGGAGTTTCCCGTCGGGCCCAAGTTCTCTGCGCGTGGCTCGGCGGGAAACGGCACGATTTGCTTTGCCCATCCCCTCTTAATAGGGGCAGAGGGATAACGGCCGCCGGCCGCCGGCCTAAGCCGGCAGCCCAGGGAAACGCCCCAGTCCCCCAGCCTTCTCCCCCTTTGACGCCCACCAGACAAGCACACCCGCTGTAAAGAGTACACCTGCCCCTATGAAGCCACCCTTGATCATAGAGCGAATATCAACTTCATCCAGGTGGTCCTGGTTAATCACCGGCGACTTCCCCCGCGCCCCAATCCGCCTATAAAACATCAGGGCCTCCAGCTCCGAAATACGGGGCTTCCCCAGGCTCTCATTCACCATATTGTGCAGCTCAACAGTCCACTTAAACAGATCATCCCGCCGGTCAAGATGTGGCGTCAAAGGAAGGCGCTGGAGATTTGTCGTCAGATGCTCGCGGCAAACAGGGCACGGAATCAGGTGCACAAGAGACTCGTAGAACTCCTTTGCCGCCCTCTTTTGGGCGTAACTTGGATTATTTGAATATCCGAGCGCGACAATATGAATCGTGTGCCAAAAAAAGGGGCCCCATACAGCCGGTGGCAAGCGCATTCCTGTTGAAAGGCGCGAAGAAACGATTCACCTGTGCCTAAACGCAACGGACGAGCTCCTAGTAAGGTGGCCAGGCCGACGTGATGCGGCGTGGAGGTGGTTCATATACATATAAATATGGCGGCGGCGGGGGCCAAGCAGCAGATGGAGCCACCATAACTTGCTCAAACTGTCAATGTCTCGGACATACTTCAAAGAACTGCCCTCAGCCCATTACGAGTTATGGTGTGATTGTATTTCGGATTAACGCTCCGTGGGACCAGGCTGCTGCTCTAACTGCCGCAGCTGGAGCGGAACCCCTAACCGGCCTCGAAAATGTCTATGACTCCATCGAGTTTCTCATGATCCAGCGACGCGATAGCATTGGGTTCGTGGAGATTATGCGGGGCAAATACAAGCTGAGTGACACTGATTATATCGTGCGTCAGTTTCAGGGTATGACTGCTGGCGAGAGGGAGCGCCTGCGTAGCGACCCCTTTGAAGAACTCTGGCAGAATCTCTGGGGACAGCCAACGCAGATGAGCAACTCCTACAAACATGAAAAGGAGGCTGCAAAGGAGAAGTTGCAGCTTTTAAGAGAGAGTGTTAATCCAACGCTGGATGAAATATATCAGCGCGCGGGGCCGGCGTGGGACACACCAGAGTGGGGATTTCCCAAAGGGCGGCGGGATCCGCATGAATCCGAGTACAAGTGTGCAATGCGAGAACTCTGGGAAGAGACGAACTTGAAAGAGAGTGATGTGGTTCCTATAAACGGGATTGAGCCCATCACGGAGACTTTCTTTGGATCGAACCAGGTGCATTATTGCCACAAATACTATATCGCATATGCGCGGCCGGCGGCTGCTGCGGCCGTTGATTACGAGCGGTCACTTGCCCAGAATAAACATATGCAGCGCGAGGTGGGAGGTCTGGCGTGGGTTGGCGCTGAAGAGGCGCTGCGACGTATTCGACCCGATAATGTGGAGAAGAAGGAGATCCTATTACGAGTATGCAGCCTTTTGCGAAACTATTGCCCTCTTCTTTTGGGGGCGAACTAGGCGGGGCGGGCTTAAACAGCCAAATAACCTAAAAAGGGGGCGCATGGCGCTATCTTTTTAGTTTGAAACCGACTGATAGTGTAGAGATGGGTGATTCCGCCAACAACGGCGGTACGGCCAACAGCACGACCAACTCAACGGCCAATAGCTCTGTTGATACGGAATCACGCAAGGAGGCGCTCTTAAAAGAGTGGGATGAGGGGCCACTTGATCTGGAACGTCGGGATCAGCTCCTGGAGGAGTTGCGCGAACTCGATATGTTCCCTCGCCTCATGCAATCGATGGACGCATGGGAAGAGGAGGGCGGTCTGTACCCCGATCTCGACGACCCCCGTTTCACGGAGAAACTCATGGCGAAACAGGAGTTTGCGGAGGCGAAACAGCGGAGCGTTGCCGATCAGATGCGCGAGGGTGTGAATCCCTGCGATCCTGACCGCGAGTTCGAGCTCAGTCCTGTCCAACGATTCGTCAGCCGCTTTCTCTCTCCCCAGTGCCCATATCAATCCGCCCTCCTCTTTCACGGCGTGGGAGTCGGTAAGAGCTGCGCGGCGATCACGATTGCAGAGAACTACCTCCGTAGCTACCCACGCCGCTCCGTATTCATCATCGCCCCCCGCACGATCCAGCCCGGATTTAAGCGCGAAATATTCGACGCCGATGAGCTCCAGATTCCAGACGATGAGACACTGCCAAACACCGCAAAAGGGTGTACTGGGAACTCCTATTTGAAGCGCACGGCCACTGAGTACGAGAAAAATCGCAAGGCAGTTATCCGTCGCGTTACCGAGTCCATCAACTCCCGTTACACCATTCTCGGATACATCCAGTTCTTCCGCTACATCCAGGACATTCTTGACAGGGTGCCGGCGGGGCTCGATCCAGAGGCCAAGCGCGCAGCCGAGCTCCGCTATCTCCGCCGTGAATTCTCTGGCCGCCTGGTGATTATCGACGAGGCCCACAATCTCCGCGACACTCCCGCCGAGGCTGCGGGGGATGATGCCGATGTCGCCGGTGGAGAGACGGAGCTGAGCGAGTCCGGTGCTGGAAAGAAGCTGACGCCCGCCCTGATCCGTGTCCTCGAGGCCGCAGAGGGTATGAAACTCGTCCTCGCCACTGCCACACCGATGTACAACTCCTATAAAGAAATCCTCTTCCTGCTAAATCTTCTGCTGATCAACGACAAGCGGGACAAGCGTATTGCTCTTTCTGAGGCGCTCGTGTTCAATCCAAACGGGGGGTTCAGGAAGGCCGCCGACGGAACGGCCAGCGGGGCAGAGCTTCTCGGCTCCGTCGCCAGCGCCTACGTGAGTTTCATGCGGGGTGAAAATCCTCTTTCGTTCCCTGTCCGTCTCCCGCCCCAGGGGGCGCCGGCCCTGGAGGCCTGGCCGAGCTATTCCCCAACAGGAGAGGGGATCAAAGAGAAATCGCGGAAGCGCATGAGCCGTCTGCCTTTCGTGCCTGTGACATTTGAGGGTGACTCCGCAGAGGAATACGAGCGCATCTCCACGGATGCGATTGAGACCGGTGGCGTGGGCGTGGTCAGTATCGACGAGATGGTGCAGGCGGGCAACTGGCTCTTTCCAGGAGAGGATGGGCCGCAGGTTCGCGACGTGGGGTTTGACGAGTGCTTCAAAGGAGGTGGGGGAGGCGAAGATGACGAAGGGCAAAAGGGGTCTGCCACATTTACTGCGCGGGGGACCGAGGGGGCGGCGTGGCTTCTAGAGGAGAGGCTTGGAACGGCCTCGCCGAAGGCGAAATTCATTCTGGGGCGCCTGAAGACCTGCAAAGG